TTTGTTTTGGTGTCTTGCTACCAGGATGTAGTTTTGCTAGTCTACAGCTCAATAATTTTTTAGCACCCTTGCTTGTTATTATAACAGGTTGTCCGTTTTCGTCCAACTTGATGTTTTTAATTTTCGTAGCAACGTTTCTGAACCTTCCCACTTCGATAATGTCACCCACGTTCACAGTAAGTTTGTATTGCTTCATCAATACTATATTACAGAATTTTCTTTCGCTTGTCTATATAATTGTTCGGAAGCCATGTTCTTACCTTTGGCCTCTACCTGTATGTCGAAGTTCTCTGAGAAACTCAGTGCCCAGTCATTTACCTTACGATTTGGTAATAGGTCCGAGTGTGCCCGCAGTTTCTGTTTCTTGCAACCACGCTCCAGCAACATTTTAATATCATGCATCTCGGTGTGTGTGCGATCTCCTAGTCCTGCCACCTCTAGATGCTCATCCCTCGAATAGGAGTAGTGCATACTGGGTCTCACACCACGCCACGAATCTATCACACGTTTGACCCTGTCGTCGGTGGGTTCTATGTATTCCTCGTCTCTGATCCAATGGTGATGGATGTCTAGTACCAGTGCTAGGTCCTTCTCCAGTTCCAGGCTCTTCTCAAGTCCGTGTCCCATCTCGTCATTCTCGATGGTGATGAGATTCCTTGCTTCTTGAGAAAGTCTTGGTAGTGCTTTACGAATACCATCTGGTCCTTGACGGCCGGAGATGTGTACGTTGATCTTGCAACCATCCTGGAAGCTCTTGCCGAAGCCCATCCATCTGGCCATGTCCGCGTGGTACTCGAATTCCTCTATGCTACGTTCCACTATGTCTGGGGTCTCAGATGCCAGCACACAGAACTGTCCTGGGTGGAATGATACTTTAACGTCTAGTTTTCTCGCCATCTCGCCCACAGGTGCGAATAGGTTCTGTAAATGATCTTGGATGTCCTGTTGTTGCCACCATGACTTCCAGTCCTTCTCGGTGTAGCCCTGTAGCATCTCCGAACCCAACCTCACCATCCTGCGTTCCGGTGGCAGTGTGCCCACACGTTCTATCAGTCTACGTGCCGCGGTGGTGTTGTGAGTCATTATGTCCCACTGTCGCTGTTCGGCTTCTTCCTTGTGTTCTCGTAACCAACGCATGGTAGTGCTTCTGCCATTGAGATCCCTGTCCTTGGCGTTGACTTTCATGCCGCCAAACTCCGATTCGTCATTGAGCCATTTGCAACAGAAACCGAAACGTTGTATCATGTGTTATTATAACACATATCTATAATGTGTCTACTCTTCCAACAGTGTCTGCATCATGGCCCAGTGTCCTATGATGTTGCTACATTCTAGTTTGAAGCCAAACTCTCTGTCTATGTCCCTTAGGATTTTATTGGCCTTTGCCATGCTCAGTCCTGCGTTGGCCGGCAATTGTAGTGCGTTGATTGTTTTCTTCTTCAAACCTTTAGCGGCCTGTACCCTGTGCCACCCATCCGTGAGCAGATAGTATCCTGAATCTTTTATTGGTGTCACTAGGACTGGATCCCATGCACCTTCTTTCTTCAATTTGTTGATCCATGTTCTCTTCTCTTTGTTGAGAGGACGTTCCACTCCCAGTCCCATTTCCGCCATGGTGACAAGTTTATCTATATCTATCTTTACTTTTTTGATTTTTATCTTAGTCATTGCCTGGCAGTGAGGTCATCTGTCTCATGCCACCGGTGTTGATGTATCCGGCCTTGAGCCTGTTCTGCTCCGGCTCGTCGTCTGAGACCAGCAGGATGTCATTCTCATCGATCATCCTCACTTCCAGTTCCACACCATCTTTCTTGACCTTGAGTGCCCGGCTCCATCTTCCGTGTGCGATCAGCAACCACTGTCCCACTTGGACGTCATCCTGTTCCTTGCCCACTGCGTAGACCTTGGCCCATCTTGGGTGTATGCCTGATTCCGTTCCGTCGTCGTCTGTGAGTATGATACCGCCTGCGGTCTTGGTCTCTCCGAAGTGCATGTCTGATACTAACACCCTTTTCTTGAGTGGTGTTATGTCGTAGTCAACGGTGTACTGCTTGCCACCGTGTGATCCGAATCCCTTTGATTGTAAGTCTTCTATCTGTCCCATATTGGACTATATTAACAGATTTATTCCAGTCCGTCAAGAGCGGCGTCGATGCCTTTTTTCTCTGTGGTCTCTGTCTTGGGTTTGAATGTTGCGACCGGTGTGGGTTCTGTTTCCACTTTTGGTTCCACTTTCTTGGGCTGTGATGTTGATGTCTTCTTAGTCGCTACAGGGGTAATCTTTTGCACTGTCTTCACTGGTTCTGCTGTGGGTGCCGGCATCGGCTTGTTCTTGGTCGGCGTGTCACTGACCATGCCCTTTGGTTGTTCGTAGTACTTTTGTATTATTTTTTCCTTGGGTGTTATCACCTGTCCACCCGCTCCCAGCATGTCTCCCCGGGCATTGACCTTCATGTTTCCAACCGCCTGTACAGACTCGTTGGCCGCTCTCAGTTTCTCTATATCTACCATGCGTCCCTGCATGGTCCTGTACATTCTTTTTCTTGTGGGTCTTGCTACCATCTTAATATGCTCCTATTATAAATTACTTATCATCTCAGAAATTCGGTGATGTCTAAATTGTACAGCAAGGGATTGATCTTGTGTACACCGATCAGGAACAGGCAGAAACTGGCCACGCTACTTCCACGACCCACACCCCAAACTATGTTGTTGGCCCTGAGTGTGTCCACGAAGTAGATCAGGAACTGTAACACACGGATGAATTTCTTCTTCTCGAACAGGTCATATTCCAGTTGCACCCTCAATCGTTCCTCGTCGTTCTGGCATCGTTCCAACAGCCATTCGAGAACGTTGATCTTGTAGTACTTCTCCGGCATGTGCCAGTTGTTGATGTTCTTGCGATCGAACTCTGTGAGTGGATCTCTGTTGGGTGCTGTGTTAATTTTTGGTAAATCTATGCCCAGATCTTTGAGTGCTGTGCTGTATTTTTCTGTGCTATCAAAAAACAATTTAGAAATGTCAAAATCTGGATTGGTGTAGAGTAATTCTAGTGCATCTTCCTCTGAGAAGATTACATCACCGTGTTCATTTGTCTTTGTCTTTTCCGCCATCTAGCACCTTTGGGTTAAACTCAAATATTTTAGCATGTTCCTGGTGCTGTTTGTCAACGACGATTCGTTGGTTGGTCCAACTGAAGTGTCCTGTGTATATGCCCTTGTCAAGTTCTTCATCATATGTCGCCGTGTCTGGCCTCAACCACCATGGGTCGAACTGGCTGTATTCCTCTGAGAACCAGTCAGGCCTATCTAACAGTATAAGCTCTCTGCTGTCCTTGTCAACCGTGTAGGTAATACCATCACCCTGCCATGAGCTCAGTGCTATCCGGTTGATAATGATCTTGCTGTCCAAGATGCTGTTTGCTTTACAATAACAGACCGCGGCCATGATCTGATCATAGGGTGGTCTTGGTAATTCAATGAACCTGTTTGTGCTGTTCTGTCTCAGAACGGAATACAGTTTCTCTTCACGCCATGTGGTTATAGTGTTGGCAAACACCTGTTCGAACAGGTTCTTTAGCCTGTCGAAATATGCTGTCTGTTCCTTAAGGTCCGCTGTGTGTGGTGTAAGGTGTATTTCCACAGAGTACTCGTTGGGAAACAGCTCTCCATCCACTATGATTATACTTTTAAATTTTGTCTTCCAACCGAAACTGTTTGACATCCAGTTTACTTACTAGTCGATGTTGATCAGGTCTCCGATATCTGGTTCGTTTCGGAGTTTCTTGTTGTTCTTGTGCCACTCCTCGATGCGTCTTTGTCTTATGGCATCACGATATGTGTTCAGTGCTAACTGAAGGTTTTGTAGCATCTCCGGATTACGTCCACGCCTCGCTATGGCCACTTTCCTTGACAGTTCCTTGATGCGATTAGAGATCTCCTCCTCACTCATGTTGCCTATCTCTTCTTGTAATGGATGGAAGTACATCAGACTCCTTTACCTGTTAGGCGTACTGTTTGCCCAGTTGGTGCATCAGCACCGTTGTGCCACCGTCAGGTGACATGAATTCATACAAAGCGCGACCCAGACCAGGTGCTATGGTGTCTGAAGTTCCGTCACTGCCCGTCACGTTGTCTGCTTTGATCACAGCGGATGGGAAGACCAAGTTAGTGGCGCCTGGCGAAAGTGTTATGTCTAGTATGATCCTACCTAATGCTCCCGTAGGTGGGAAATTTTGAAAGGCGAAAGTGGTGTCTGCGGTCACGGTCAGTGTCTGGTAATGACCATTCTCGTGATCTAAGGTGACACTTCCGCTTGAGACTGTGCCGTGTGGATACACTGTCTGAGAGGTATCTTTGAATTTTGCTCTAGTAACCTCGTTGTCAGCGAAGTTGCTGGCCGCGTTTAGGTTTGCCTTGTTGGCCTGCAGTGCCTCTATCTCTATCTTCGCATATGAAAAATTGCTTTTTGTGCCACTGAAATTGTCCCTGAATCCCTGTGAGCTGTTGTCCTGCCCCGCTGTGGGGAATGATGGATTGATGTTTCCTGGTACTATGCTACTTGCCATTAGAATATTCCTTTGTCTCTAAATTTAAGGTATTTATCGTTGCTCCTCTCCACCCTGATAATTGTGCCCGCTGTGGGCACTCCTTTGGTAAATGTGATCGTGGTCTTTCTGTTGGCGGTGTCATGGGTCAGCACGATACCATACTCGTGATCTGCTGATCTCAATTCTGTGTCCGCTGTTGGATTGAAATGTCCAGCAAAACCAGATGCTGTCCACCCCTCTCCGGTCAGGACCACGTCTGCGCCTTCTTTGACTAGTATGTCTTGTTCGTGTATTATCTCATTTACTTCAAACGTGGTTGTTAAACCATCTGCGGTGAACTCCTCTGGCGTGACCACACTGTTGCTGACGAGGTATCTGTCAATGGTAAACTTGATGTTTTTGAATTTCAACTGCTTGTCCTCGATCCTCTTCTTGACCAGTGCGGCTGTCCCTGGTTTACAGTAACAGATCGGTACTGCCATCACGTATCCCAGTGGTGCCAGACCTCCCACCTGTGTGGTCTTCATCCACAATGGCAGGTAATCCCACTCCTTGTGTCCCAGGCTCTTCATCCTGGACCTCATGTTGGCCACCGCGTTTGGGTACAGGGTCTCCATGTAGTCCAGGTCTGCTGATAATTGGTTGGCGTATCTCACTTTTGATCCCGAAGTTGAAAAACTCAGGCCACCGTCTGTGGTGACTTCGTAGTCAACGTAGTCCGCTGTGGCGTTCGTGCTTGATGCCCTAGGACCCAACATGGGTTTGACCACCGCGTCCCTCAACCTTATGGAACTGGAAACAGACTGGCCAGCGGAGTTAACCATGTTGTCCTTGATCTCTATGTATACGACTTCATATTTAACTGTGGTTCCTTCCTTGGCTATGGCAGTCTTGAGGTCTCCGAAGTACAGTGTCTTTGGAGCATGGTTCTGCTCCATCTGTCGTTGGAACTCTGTCAGCGTCTGAGCCTCGAGGCCCGCCATCATCAGCATGTCCGGTTTCTGTCTCATGCCAAAGCCGGGATCCTCCGCCCTGTAGATGAACTCCGGCGAGTTGATGTTGGGATCCTGTGCTATGTTGTAGAATATGTTCTGGTCTATTAGAGAGGTGGCATGTCCAGTCATGTTGCCATACTCGGTCTGTGTGTCCGGTATGTCAACGGTGATAGTGAATTGTTTTGAAGTGGCCGAGATCTGATACTGGTCACTGACCGTGACAGTGAACGAGAATGTGTATGCTGTCGTAGAGTCTTCTACATCTCGGAAATCGCTGGGATCTACAGTGCCTATCAGGTTGCCAGCAGTGGACAAAGTTATGCCCGGAGGCAAGGTTCCTTGTGTGACCGAGTATGTCAACACACGATTTGGTGAGTCATTGACTGCCTGTATTGCCAACAGGCTTGGAACTCCGGCCTTTAACGTGCCCACCGCGGTGGGTGTGGTGAACGCTATACCTATGTCTATCTCCCCTATCACTTTCATCGTGAAGGTCTTGTCTTGGAAGACGTTGACACCTGTGGATATGACGCGATTGGCCCGCACGGTGAATGAGTAATCGGTCTCCACTGCGGTCTGTCTCGGCAGTGTTCCGTATATCTCGCCTGAGTTGATGTCTATCTGTAGTCCAGTGGGCAGTGCGCCAGACTGTATTGAATACTCCAGATTACCCTGTAGTGCGTCAAAATCGTTGACGTCTATCTTGATCACCACGTTGTTGTCATGCCTGAAAGATCCCAGTTCCGAAGGTGTCGTGAAGACCGGTCGCCTGTTGGCGCTGAGGTCCATGGTCAGCGATGATCCATCGATTTCCGTCTTGTCTATGGTAATCGCAGTGTTGGACACCCTCCAGAAATCCGCCGAGTAGACGAATATGGAGTTGTTCTGTTCGATGAAACTTGTGCCGTCGCTGACACGCACTATGAAATCAAAATTCTTGCTGATGCTCTTGGTTGTGACTGCCTGATCGTATATGTTCCTGGTGTCAAGTGGTGATCCACCGTCACTTGGGTTGAGTGCAGAGTAATCAGGGAAGGGTTCGGCATCAAACCCACCACGTGGACCAAATCTTTGATCCGCCGTCAACTGCACTACACCCGAGATCAGTCCTGTCTTGCTTATGGTTACTCCTGGTGGCAGTTCGCCCTTGACTATCTCGTAAACTAGGGTCTGCCCCGCCTCGGTGTCGGTGTCGGTAGCCTGCATCTGGAAGTTTACACTTGATCCATCTATTACCCAATACAGCCCAACGCTAGTGGAGTCGTCGAGTTGTAGTTGTCCCGATACCGTCGTGAATGTGGGTGTGTCAGCGCCTTTCACATCCAAAGAAAAAGTCCTGTCCGTGATCTGGGCACCGGCCGTGGCTCGCACTACGAAGGTGTAAAGAGTTCTCTTGGCAACCTCGCCCGGTGTGCCCGTCAGCAGGCCATCCGTTGTGACCCTCATTCCTGGGGGTAGGCTTCCTGCGATCACTGAGTAAGTGATGGCCGTAGAGTCACCTATGTCTACAGGATCGTTTGCCTCAAGTTGAAGGGAATATGCTACCTGTTCGTCTATAGATGCTAGTTTACCTGCCGTGGTGGTCCACACTGGTGTTGCCATTAAACTTACTCCTTACAAGGGTATTTATTGCGTACTACCTGCTATTATTCTGTGTACGAATCCAGTGTTCCAGATGCTGTCTGAGTCGTTCACGCTCAATCTTGTCTGATTCACGCCGTATGGCCTCTTCCAGCCGTGCGATCTCTGATCGTGGTGATCTTCCTCTTCTGTTGTCGTGGTGTCTCTTCATAATTGCCCTGTTTTCGGACTATGTTCTACGTGCTGTTACGCTTCGTCGTAGAATGGTATCACCCTCATCGTGCCAGCGATCTTGATCTTGATGTAGCCGGTAGGAGTGGCTGGCAGTGCGTTGGCACCTCCCGCTGATCCCACTGTGGTCTGCGTGGCAGTGTTGAGATCTATCACACCAGTACCCTGTGTGCTGATTGTGATGTCACCATTCGATGTGTCGTTCTGTATGGTGTCCGCTCTCAGTGTTGTGATCTCGGCCAGTGTTGCTTGGAAGTCAGCGGCAGTCACCGTTCCTCCCAACGCCAAGGTCTCTCCCGCTAATGGACTTATCGTGATACCGCCTGACGTAGAACTGATGGTGTTGGCATCCATTCTCAGGTTGTCCACGTTCAACTGTCCTGTCACTGTGGCAGTGCCTATTAAGTTCGTTGGTCCCGTTAGGTTGATGGCACCTGTGCCTGATGGATCGATGTCCACATCACCATTGGTGTCAGTTGTTATCTTGCCCTGCGCATCGATGTTGAGATCTCCTATGTTCAGTGTTCCTGTCGTCAGCGAACCTGATATTGTTTGATTGCCTGTTGTGGTGATATCTGCTGTCGACAGTGTTCCTGACACTGACGCAGATCCTGTGATGTTGGTTGCCGCACCTAATTCTATCGTTCCTGTTCCTTGAGGGTTGATGGTTATGTTGGCGTTTGATCCATTTGATGTTATATCATTCGTGGTCAATGACGTAGTTGTGGTCACGCCGTTGATCGTTGGTGATGATATAGTCGGACTGGTCAAAACTTTGTTGGTCAATGTTTGTGAACCGGTCAAAGTGACAACCGTCGAATCGATCGCTGTTGTAACTGTGTTACCTGTGGCACTTGTAGTGATACCTGTGCCCCCAGAGAACTGCATGACTTCCGAATCTAGGTCTATTGAATTCGTAGTGGAGTCGTCTGCTGTAAAGTCTAGGTCCTGTGCCGTGACCTGTGAATCAACATAGGCCTTTATCGACTGCTGTGTGGCCAGTGCTGTTGCTGAATTCGATCCCATGGCATCCTCGTCCAGTATCCCTGTGACTGTGGCCCCCGAGGCGAGTGTCAATGATGTTGCCAAAGTGGTCGCACCTGACACGTTCAGTGTGCCCGTGGTCTGGATGTTGTCTGCGAGTGTGATCTGCGTTGAGTCATTGGAACTCACAGTGCTACCGTTAATGGTTATAGATCCCAGGTTAATGTTGCCTGTTCCGTTGGGAGTGATGGTCACGTTGCCATTGGTAACCCCCGTTGTTATGGCAAAGTTGTTGACGTCTAGGTTGGCATCAAGTGTGTTGATGTCATTGTCTGTGCCGTATAAATCTATGAAGTTGTCGTTGATCTTGTCAAACGCTGTTCGTAACGGATCACCCGTGCCGTCATTGGCGCTGGATCCGATGTTGATGTTTTGTCTAGCCATGCTTTATATTAATCCTTTTTGTTATGGGTATTTATCGTAAATTCTATAAACCTAATGTAATTATTATAGGTCTATCAGTGTTCTTTGGAACTTGAATACTGTGCTATCGCTGGTGATATTTGTTGCCAGTAATCTCACGTTACCGTCATCTATGTCTGCTGTGAACGTGCATAATGGATCGGTATAGGAAGTGGTCGAACCAAACACGGTTAGGTATGCTTCCGTGGTGCTGTCCGCACTTGGACCGTGTATCAGATTGGCCTCCACTATCTCATACCTGTCATTTGTCGCATCTGATATCGATATGAAGTACTTGGCACTCCTGTAGGTTGCCGAAGCAAATGAATCGATTTCAGTTGTGGCCGATGATGCCACGGTGGTGGTGTTGTCATTGATGTCTGAGTGATTCAATGTCGCACCTGCTGTCGCGAAACCCAGGTTGCCATTTCCATCAGTCTTCAACAGTTGGTTGGCAGTTCCGTCCGATGTTGGAAATTTGAAACCACTCAATGACACCGTGCCAGTGCCATTACCCGTCAATTCCAGGTTGCTGTTGGATGCGTTGGCGGATATCGTGTTGTCAGCGATGGTAACACCGTCCATGGTCATGGAGCCGTTCACGGTCAGTGTTGTGAACGTTCCAGCGACGGGTGTTGTGCCACCGATCACTGTGTTGTCTATGTTGCCGCCGTTGATGTCAGCGCTGTTTATCACCACTGATCCCGATCCCGATGCCGATAGCACAAGGTCCGAGTTGGACTGTGTTGTCGTGATCTCGTTGTCTGTGATGCTTATGTTTGAATCAACTATGAGTTTTGGCATAACGACAGATCCTGTTCCACTTGGGCTTAAAACCAGATCATCGTTGGTCCTGTTGGCGGAGATGTTGTTGCCACTGATGGAAATGCCGTCAGCGAACAGTGGTGATGCGTACAGTTCAGTGAACATGGTGTTCACGTCCTGCATCGCTGACCTCAGTGTCTGCCCTTTGCCGTCGTTTGCGTTATCCCCTACGTTTAAATCTATCCGAGCCATTTTATACCTTTATCAATCTCCTCACGAATTTGATCACTTGCGTGTTAGTGTTATTTACTGTTGCTCGCAACCTTACGTCACCGCCCGAAACGTCAGCGGATAGATCCACGGAATCGTATATGGATGACCCATCTCCCGCACCGTTTGATGCGCCACCGGTGGTGCTGATGTATGCTGTCGAACCGTCGTGCGTGACGTTTGCTTCCACCAGTTTGTACCTGTCCGCCGTCGCGTCAGAGATCTGTATGTGATATTTGGCACTCCTGTACGTGGATGCGCTGAATGAATCTATGTCCTGTGTGCTGGAATCACCTGTCAGGGTCGCCGTGCCATCGTCGATCGAGGTCGAATCAAACAAGATGGGGGAGGTGAACCATGCGAGTTGGCCATTGCCGTCCGTCTGTAAAACTTGCCCTGCCAGTCCGCCTGTGTTTGGGAAACTGATAGAGTTGATGTTGACGTAGCCCGTGCCGATCGCGTTTAGTTCCAGGTCGCTGTTGGACGCGTTGGCAGATACGGTGTTGTCATTCACGGTCACCCCGTCAATGACCAGTGCGGAATTGTCGTAGTTCAGCGTGGAGAAAGTGGCCGCGGCTGGGGTCGTCGCACCTATGACAGTGTTGTCTATGTTGCCACCGTTGACGTCAGTGCTGACTACCTGCACGTTGCCTGTGCCGTTGGCCGTGAGCATGAGGTCCGCATTGGAAGTGTTGACACGAATATGATTGTCAGACATCCTGATGGTGCCGTCCACAGTGAGGTCCGTGATCTTTACGGAGCCCGTTCCGCTTCCAGACAGCACTATGTCTGAGTTGCTCTCGGTGGCTATGATCTCGTTGCCGATGAAGTTGAACTGTGACTCCACGGAAGGTCTCGCGAACAGTTCCGTGAAGTTCGCGTTGAGCTTGATGCCCGCGCCACGTATGGTATCGCCCGTGCCGTCGTCCGCCGTTACACCTATGTTGATCAGTTGTTGTGCCATTACGCTATTTTCAGCGTGCCGCCATCATTGTACAGTTGACCTGTGGCCAGACCAGCCGCCGATGTTGGCAGGTTCGCCATTATTACCTTCTGTGTTAGTATCTCAACAGCACCCGTGCCAGAAGCGTCAATCTGAAGATCAGCATTGGAACTGTTGGTTGAAATCTTGTTGTCAGATATGGTCACCGCGTCTAGCACGATGTTGCCTGTTCCGTTTGGTGTGATAGTGATGTCTGAATTCGTTGCTATGCTGGTGATCGTGCTGTTTGTGATTGACAGGGTGTCGATCTCTATCGCACCTGTCCCGTTGGCCTGCAGTTTAAGGTCACCGTTCGTGATCGCAGTCGTGATCAATCCTGTCGATCCATCGCCCACCAACTGGTACACTTCGTCGAAGTTGGCGTTGACCTTGGCCATCGCCGTGCGTAGCGTGTCGCCTGTTGCTGGATTGCCCGCCGCTCCTGTGTCTATCGTAAGTTTAGCCATAATTTGTTATGCGTATTTATTAAATACTGGTATGTTCATAGAGACGCTCAAGACCCTCAGGTTACACCAGAGGCAGAGCAAACTGGGTGTGCCACACACCTTCCGACGCACTTACACCATATATGTGTTCAGGTGCGATGCCTGTTCCAATACATTCATGAGGCCCAAGTCCAGGGTTGACGTCCACAGGGCATCCAACGATTACAAGCACGTTTGTCATCTCTGTGATTCCAAACAGTTCGCACAATCTGTGGGAGTCAAGATGAGGAAGATCTACCAACTTGACGCTTCCAGTTCCAAGACCCTATAGTTTCACCCATTTGATTAAATCACGCTGTCCGTTGATCCATCTCTGCAGATCAGCATAGATACCACACTTGACATTTGCTTGATCGAAATACCAACGTAGGAATGTATTGCCATGTAGGTACTCCCGGCGATTGATGAAATGGAAGTTGGTGTCAGGGAATCTGCGGAAGGTCTGTCTCAGGTGGTACATCCATTCGTACTTGAGGTAGGCTTTCATGCTGTTTCTGTTTGGATAATTTGTAGTATTCTTGTAGATGTTGTTCTGCACTCTGCTGGGTGTGTCCATCTCCCACTGTTGTGCACCCATGATGTCAAATGCCAAAATAATAATGTTCTTTATGCCGGACTCGGCCGCCATCAAAACAGCACTACACCCCGATCCACGTGCTTTAGTGAAGTCATTGGTCTTGATGCGTCCTCCCTTCTTTACGTCTCCACCACGCCAGAATCTATACAGTTTCAGTCCCTCGGGCACATGGTTCTCATCATCGCCATCACAGATGTAGTCCCATGGGCTGATGTCTTCTATGCTGTGAATTCTCGTAGATTTATCTGTGCCTTGCCACCATTCTACTAACTCATCATGCATGTTTGGGTTGACCGCAACAATGTGGTCACAGAGATCAGGATGATCCCTGTAGATGGCGTTGCACCCATACACCACGCCTTTATCTTTTAATGTTTCTATTGGAAATATCTTCCTGGATTCACCATTGCCTATAACGAATGCGGTGTCCATCAGATGCCAAATGACTCTCCACACCCGCAAGCGGACGTCGAATTGGGATTTGATATCTCGAATTGTGATCCGAAGGTCTCTTCCACCCAGTCTATCTTGGTGCCCGCCACATATAGCATTGACGTCTCGTCAACAACGAATCTACCTGTGCCCCAGTCTTCCAGTTGATCTCCATCGCCAACATTTTCATGCTTGTCAACAAAACTCCATTCGTACTTGAAACCAGCACAGCCTCCGCCTAACACCATCAGGCTTACTGCCCACTTGTCTGGGTTCTTCGCCAGCAGTCGTTCCATCTGTTTTTTGGCCGCATCAGTGATCTCGAATAAACTCATACTAGTAATTATCTATCCCTGTTGCCCATGTTCTTTATTCCTATGGCTAGCCAGAACCTTGTGGCGTCTCGCTTCTTCTCGAAACTCATGTATGCGTCCTGGTCCTCCCAGTTGTGCCATTTCTCGTCGTACAAATTTTTGTTCTCGAACCACCAACCCCACCGGCCCACACAGTTGCGCTGGCACCATTCTATGCAGTCGCCCATTATGCCGTTGCTGTTCATGTCGATGTTGTAGCGGAACTTCTTCTCATATCCACAGTCCTCGGGTATCTCGTCCAGACTAGCACGAACACGTTTGACTTTTGCCGCTTGATAGTATTTCTTCTCTAGGAAACTCATCCTTTATTATAGGATGACTATTTCCAGTTGTCAATGACGAATTGGTCAGCACATTCCATAGGGTTTGGTAAACCATGGAACACAGCGACACGGTTTCCTGGTTCGACCTTGGCCGGGGTGCGGAACCACTTCTTGCCGTCCTTGGTCAAGAGTTTGGTGTCCTTGAGACCCACCATCTCCCACTTGTATGATCTGATCCATTCTTCTGGGAACCACGTGATGTCCGACACTGCCCTCTTGGTGATCCAGTCCTGGTCTCCATGGTTCTGTTGCATGATCTGTGCGGAGCGATCCTTGAATTCGGTCCATAGGTAGTCCATGGTGCCCGCCTGCCATCGCATACAACTGCTGTTTGACAGTTTCCAGTCCTTGACTCTACACCTGTTGAAATCTCGTATGATGTTGAACTTGCCTGTGTGTGAGAACAATGGATCTATGTTATCGAATATGACCACGTCCAGGTCGAAGAATAATATGTTGCCCTTGATTGGCATCTCAGGTGCGAACATCCACAGTTTGCTCCACCATGATTTTATCCATGGATCATTGGGCAGTCGGACCACGTTGATGTCTGGATCTAAACCTGTTGGGTCATCTGTGAGGCAGTGGAACTGATATGGCACGGTGGTATGGCGTTTGACCATGCTGTTCAACACGTTGGCGTATTTGGCGATGTACTTGTTGCCCCACTTAACGCAAACTACGTGATTCATAACCCTCCTTCAAGTGTTCGATCTGTATCTGTCGCCACCTATCATCACCCAGTCTGTAATCGTATAAATTTTGCCAGCTCTGTGTGCCAATGATGTGTATTCCTGTGATATTTAAGTTATGTTTCATGACATCATACACATCAAGGAATGATTTGTTTCCGAATGCCAATTTCATGTCCACTTGTCCTATCTTGATGTAACCAAGTGAAAGGTTGGAATCATTCCAATCATATCTGTTTTCCTTGAGCCATTGCCTATATTCGTCCATTTCCTGCTTTTTGAAATCATGTTTGGATTCGGTTATGGTGTCCCCCCACTCTATATCGAACTCCCCTGAGTAGTATTTTTGATGATTTATCTCACTACACATGGTCTCGGTCATCTTTGGTGCTCCTTCGTCTCTGAATACTTCGTACAAGGTTTTACCCACTTGGCTCCAGTGTAGATAAACACCTCCCAACTCTCTGTCGTATCTGTTCAGTTTGAAAAGTTCATAGTCCTCTTGATGTAAATCGTACCTGGGTGCGTTCAAAAATGTGGTAATCTGCGAAGGCCTCATCCATTCTGGCTCTAGGGCCGCCTTACGGTCAGCGTTCACCCAACTCTCTATCTCATGGCAGATGTTGTTGAGCTGTCTTATGGCGTACTTTGTATTGTAATCGGCTTGTCGGTAGTAGGGAGATAACTGCCAAGCACTGCCCTGCAGGTCTTCAAAGTATCTGTGGAGCAGATTACAGGCCTCGTGCTTCAGCCTTCTTCCCGGAGTCTTTGTGATATCCCCATCCGGTGCTTTGCCAACCGGAAGACTACTGCTGTACTGGAAGTCATCACTTACAAAAGGATGTATCCGTTCGTAGGGTGGTTGAAACTCATAAGAGTTTATTTGCGCGATGTTTCTGTTAAGTTCCTTTACTAGAAACTCGAGATTCCTGTTGGAACTAGCCCACCCCAAGAAACAGAAGTTCTTCTCTAGTATTCTCTTTTTGACAAGATTGTCCTTGAGGGATTCTAAGAATCTATGACCCAACGGAGTGTCATACAGGTTTATTCTTACCTGTTGATTGTCATATTGGACAATCACTGTTTCGAATAAGAATTTACCCTCTTTTGTAGATGGCACTGTTTGCTCCGTGTTCCATGCACTCCACACTCTCCACGAAACACCTGCCGTTGGTCTTCTCACGTATCAACTGGTCAGCGAAGTCAAAGGCGTGCTTGGCGAACATCTCGGCGCCTACACCGTCGAACACCACGATCTCCGCGAGGTCGTGTTTCTCCAGTTCCTTCAGTTTGTCCAGGTGTGGGTCATTCCGGTCCACCGCGGTCTTGTGATCGAAGTGATCCTCCAACCA